CGACAAGCACAACATGGGCGAGATGGGCCGCCAGCTGGTCGAGTCTGGTCGTTCAATCGACGAGGCCCGGGCTGCTGTTCTAGACAAAATGAACATCCCACAGGAGCCTGTCACCATGAGCGCCGCTGATCTCGGCATGAGCGAGAAGGAAGCCCGCAGCTTCTCCTTCTTGCGTGCCATCAACTATCTGTCCAACCCAACCGATCGCGCTGCCCGTGAGGCTGCTGCTTTCGAGATCGAGGCATCTGACGCTGCTGCCGTCAAACTCGGCCGTCAGAGCCGTGGTATCACCATCCCTCAGGAAGTGCTTCGCCGCGACCTGAACGTTGGCGCTGCTACCGCTGGTGGCAACCTCGTCGAGACAATGCTCGACTCTGGAAGCTTCATCGATCTGCTTCGCAATGCTTCTGCCCTGGATCAAGCTGGCGCCACCGTGCTGACCGGCCTGACTGGCAACGTTGCAATCCCCCGCCAGAGTGGCGCCGCTACCGCTTACTGGGTGGCTGAGTCCGGCTCTCCCACTGAGTCCCAGCAGACCGTCGATCAAGTCAGCCTGGTGCCCCGCACTGTGGCTGCTTACACCGACTTCAGCCGTCGCCTGATGATCCAGTCCTCCATCGACGTGGAGAACATGGTGCGCAACGATCTGGCTCAAGTGATCGCTCTCAAGATCGACGCTGCTGGTCTTTACGGCACGGGCGCCAGCAATGAGCCCCTCGGCCTGAAGAACACCACCGGCATCGGCACTGAAGACTTCGCCGCTGATGCTCCTACCTTTGCTGAGGTGGTGGCACTCGAGAGCGACGTGGCAACTGCCAACGCTCTGCTGGGCAGCCCCGTCTACCTGATGAACGCCGCCATGCGCGGCAACCTGAAGACCACGAAGAAGGACGCCGGCTCTGGCATCTTCATCATGGAGAACGGCGAGGTTAACGGTTACCGCGGCGTGCTGTCCAACCAAGTGGCATCCAATGATCTCTGGTTCGGTAACTTCGCCGACCTGATCATTGGTTACTTCTCAGGTCTCGACCTGATGGTTGACCCCTACACCCACAGCACCAGCGGCACTGTGCGCGTTATCGCGATGCAGGATTGCGACATCGCAATTCGTCATCCCGAGTCCTTCAGCCGCGGCAACAACACCCTCTGATGTTGATCCAGGTCCTACGGCAAACAATGCTTGCGGGCCGGGTGGTTCGTGTTGGGGATGTCACTGAGGCATCCCCTTCCGACGCCAAGCTCCTGATCGGCATTGGTAAAGCAATCGAAGCAGCCGCCCAGGTGGCTGATGTGGTTGAGACTATTGCTCAACCTTTACGCAAACCTTCAACCCCCCGACGGAGGGCTAAACCATGACCATCCACAATCTTGGATCGAAGACCACGGTCCTCGGTCTACTCCGCAATGACGTAGTGACCACCACAGGCACCGGCTCTGCCGTTGACCTGCAGGGTTACGAGGGCGACATGGCTGTTCTTCTGGACGCCGAGGCTGGCAGTGCAGGCGTTACCTACGCTGTCAAGCTGACCGAATCCGACACTTCCGGCGGTACTTACACCGACGTGACTGGCGGCGCTTTCACCACCACTACCGCTAACACTGCATCACTGCAAAAGATCTACGTCAATGTGACTTCTTTGAAGCGCTTTGTGAAGATCTCGATCACGGTTGCTGGTGGCACCGGCGCCGGTGCTGTCGCAGTGTTGGGCCTCGCTTCGGCGAAGTACGGCTAATGGCGATCACGGAAGATCTGGACATCTTCCTGGCAGACTTCGGCGTCAGCTGCACAGCTGGCGCCGTTACTGCTAATGGGATCCTGGACATGCCGAGCCAGATCCTGAGCGATGGCATGGTGCTCAGCACTGACTACACTCTGACCGCACGGGCTTCAAACTTCGGCAGCTTGATCCGTGGCAACTCGATCACGGTCGATAGCGTGGCCTATACGGTGCGCGAGACCATGTTGATCGATGATGGCAAGTTCGTTCAGATCGCACTTCAGAAGACATGAGCGGCCCTCTCAAGAGCAACACACGTAGCCAATGGGCGACAGTCAATCCAGTGCTGTTGGCTGGTGAGCCTGGCCTTGAAAGCGACACCGAGAACCTGAAGATCGGCGACGGCAAGACGGTATGGTCTGGCCTTCCCTACTTTGGCAACCCTGGATATTGGGGCTCGTTCTGGGATGAGACGTCGCAGGTGGCGGCGCTGGTCAATACGGCTTATGGGATCAAGCTGCGGCAGATTGACACGGCAAGCCGCGGCACCAAGATCATCTCAGACACGCGCCTGACGATTGATCATCCGGGCATCTATAGCATCACGTTTTCGATTCAGTTCAGTAACACCGACAACTCGATTCACGACATCAACGTTTGGTTGCGCAAAAACGGCGTTGACGTGCCAGCCAGCAATAGCCGGTTCAGCATCATTGCCCGGCGTGGCAGCGTTGATGGGAATGTGATTGGCTGCGTCAATTTTGTGCTGGATTTGACCACCAACGACTACCTCGAGCTGATGTGGGCAACCAGCAACGTCGCGGCCTACATCCATGCTCAGGCAGCCCAGACCAGTCCCTTCGCTCACCCGAGCATCCCCGGCATCATCTGCACTGTTGTCCAAGTTGCATCTGCTTAAGCCATGGCCACCAAACGCGAGACCATCCTGGCGGCGATCCGCACCGCGCTAACGGGCACCACCGGCGTCAGCACGCGGATCTATCGAAGCCGGGTCGAGCCGCTGGCCAGAGGTGAGCTGCCCGCGATTGTGGTCGAGCCTGTCAGTGACAACGCTGAGCAAAACACCAGCCTTCCGACATTGGACTGGACGCTGACTGTGCGGATCGCAGTAATCGTCCGCGGTGATGTGCCAGATCAGGTGGCTGACGCAACAGTGCAAAGCCTGCACGCAAAGGTGATGGCCGATCTCACTCTTGGGGGCAATGCCTACGATGTGCAGCCTGTTTCTGTTTCGTTTGATCTGGTCGAAGCTGATCAGCCGAGCGGTGTGATCAGTTGCGACTACGCTGTGAGGTATCGGACCCGCGTGGCCGATCTATCCTTAAGCCCTTAGCAGCTACGATGGTAGACGAATACAAAGGCCAGGGCGGCAGCTATCTGGTCAATCCCAAAACCGGCAAGCGAAAGCTCGTCGAGCGGACCCAGCCGGCCCCTCATCCAACCTCCGAGGTAGCCTCCAATGGCATCAGTTCTGACTCGCCGACGCCTGATCCTGGCGAAGATTGAGACCACATACGGCACGGATTCAACTCCGAGCGGCAGCAGCAATGCTGTTCTGGTGCGCAACCTTGAGATCCAGCCGCTGGTTGCCGATACGGTGAACCGTGACCTGGTGCGGCCTTACATGGGCCAAGCCGATCAACTGCTGGCCCAAACCCGGGTTGAAGTCAGCTTCGAGGTTGAGTTGGCTGGGTCAGGTACTGCTGGCACCGCTCCGGCTTATGGCCCGGTGCTGCGCAGCTGCGGCCTTAGCGAGACGCTAGTCACCAGCACCAGCGCCACCTATGCGCCCGAGAGCAGCGGCTTCGAGAGCTGCACCATCCACTACCACGAAGACGGCATCCGCCACAAGCTGACGGGTTGCCGCGGCACCTTTGAGATTTCCGCTGAAGTCGGCGCGATCCCTTCGATCGCATTCACGATGACCGGCATCTACAACGCCCCCACCGACGAGACGCTGCCCACCCCGACCTACGCCAACCAAGCAGCCCCGCTGCTGTTCAAGGAAGGTAACACCACCAGCTTCTCGGCATTCTCCTATAGCGGTTGCTTGCAGTCCTACAACTTCTCGATGGCAAACGATGTCATCTATCGCGAGCTGGTCGGTTGCTCGAAGGAGATCCTGATCACCAACCGGGCACCCAGTGGCACAGTCGTGATCGAGGCGCCGACCATTGCGGCGAAGGACTTCTTCGGAATCGCAACTGGCAGCAGCACTGGCAGCATCACCTTTCAGCACGGCACCACTGCCGGCAACAGGTGCACGGTGACCACTGCGCAGTCTGACCTTGGCAACCTGACCTATAGCGATCAGGACGGCGTGCAGATGCTTAATATGCCTTTCATTGCCGTGCCGACCAGCTCGGGCAATGATGAGCTGTCCCTTGCTTACACCTAAACCGCGTGGCATTTGTCCTCAAGCAATCTGATTCCTACACTTGGCCGGTCACCTTCGACATTCCTGTCGATGGCGGCCGGCATGAACGGCAGACATTCGACGGTGAGTTCAAGCGGCTGGCTCAGTCGCGCATCACAGAGATTGGCGAGCAGATCAAGGCGGAGGAGATTACCGACTCCATCCTGGCTGGTGAGGTGCTGATCGGCTGGGCTGGCGTCACGGATGACGCCGGCAAAAATATTCCCTTCAGCCAGTCGGCACTGCAGCAACTGCTGGATGTGCCGATGCTGGCGGCTGCCATCACGCTGGCCTACTTCGAGAGCCTGCAAGGAGCCAAGCGAAAAAACTGATAGAGGCTGCGGAATACTGGGCAGGTGGCGGTGTCGTTGATGATGCTGCTGCAGATGCCGCGGCCATGGGCTTTGAACTGCCAGACCTGCCGCCACCAGTGGCAGCTGAGTTCGAGATACATCCTGAGAATTGGTCAACCGTGGAGATGTTCCTGCGGTTGCAGACGCAATGGCGATCGACGATGAACGGCGTGATCGGTCTGGACTATTCAGCAGCTCAATGGTTGTTTAGACTGTATGAGGTGCAGGACCAGTGTGCCCTGCTGGAAGACCTGCAGACCATGGAGGTCGCCGCCATGCAAGCCATCAACAAGCAAGGAAGCTGATCATGGCCTTGAACCTCGATGCTGCCCTCAAGATCACGGCCAACGTAGTCGGCGAGAACAACATCCGCCGACTTGGTAACTCGATGCAGGGGCTCGAGGGCCAGATCAAGAACACCAGCCAAGCGGCCGGGTTACTTGTGATGGGCATCAAGGGATTGGCGGCAGCAGCAGTGACCGGCGGCGTGGTGACATTGGCAAAGAGCGCGATCGATCTAGCTGATAACATGCGCGACCTGTCGCAGCGAACAGGCGTCAGCATCCAAACGTTGGGCCAGTTCAAGGTTGCAGCAGAGCTAAGTGGCAGCAGTTTGGAAGGCGTGGCCAAGGGACTCACCTTCCTAAACAAGAATATGGTTGCCGCAGCTACCGGCACTGAAGCGGCGGCCGCTGCATTTAAGACGATTGGTGTGGCAACGACTGATGCGCAGGGCAATCTGCGATCTGCTGATCAGGTGTTCCTAGACATCGCCGACCGATTCGCCACATTGCGCGATGGACCAGAGAAGGCAGCACTGGCGATAAAGGTTTTTGGCAAGGCTGGCGCGGAGCTGATTCCAATTCTGAATCTTGGCAGCGAAGAAATCCAGCGGTTTGGTTTGAACATTGGCCCGGATTTTGCAAACAAAGCGGACGCATTCAATGATCAGCTGGGGTTGATGAGTGCGCAGACGACGATGCTCACCGTCGAGATCGGATCAAAGCTGCTGCCGATCATGAGTGGGTTGCTGAGCATTGTCAGCGAAAGCATCACCGCAATGGGCAATCTGGCCAAGGAGTTCTATGCCGCGGTTGGTGGTGCAGCTGGGTTGCAACAGGCAGCAGCTACGTTGATCAAAACCATGGTGGTGCTGGGTGGCGTTACGGCTGGCGTGTTTATTGCCACCAACATCACCACATTTGCAACAGCATTGCGTGGGGTGGTTGGCGTGATGCGGACCCTGTTGTCCCTTGAGCGGGCGATGCTCGCAATCGAAACAGCACGGGTCGCTGTGGTTGGTTTGATTGCTGGCGTGAAGTCTGGCAAGACACCTGCCACTGCGATCATTGGCGGCGCTATCGGCGGCACCTTAGCGGCTGGCGCGTTGGGCCTTGGGATCAGCAAGCTGATCGACGGCATCACTCAGAAAATTACTGCTGGGCTTGGAGGCGCCTTCAAAGGCATCTCCATTCCTGAACCAACAGCAGCAGCTGGCACAATTCCTAATTTATCTGGATTGCAAACTGAGAAAAAAGCCAAGAAAGCTAAAGAGATTACGGAAATTACGGCCGAAGAGCTGCAGCTGAGCATGTTGCTGAACAAAGCCAAGATTGACGGGAACACCCTGCTGCAGGCAGAGCTGGAGTACGGCTTGACTCTGCTTGATATTGACAAGCAGAAGATCGGGGCACGTCGACGCCAGCAACTTGAAGCTAACGCGGCAACTACATTATTCAAAACACAGATTGATTTTGCGGAGCAGGTTGGCGCCGCGGTTGCTCAGGATTTCATGAAGCGTCAAGAGTTGCAAGAGAACTACAACCGCACGGTTGAGGATTTGAAAATCAAGGCCGGCATGATCACCGGCGAAAAACTCAAAGAACTCGAGATCGATCGGGAATTAGATGCTATCCGCCAGCGGATGCCAGGCTTGACCGATGCCCAGATCGCCAAACTGCGCGAGCTGATCGCGGCCAGCCAAGATGTAAAGAAGAGTTTCAAGGAGACCTTTGGCGAAAGCTTGAAGCAGTATTACGAGCAACTTACTAACCTGGGGGCACAAGTTGCTGACTCAGTGAAGGGTGCGTTCCAAGGACTTGAGGATCAATTGGTTAGTTTTGTGACCACTGGTAAGGCAAGCTTTGCGGATCTAGCCAAAAGCATCATTGCCGACATCGCTCGCATTGCGATCCGACAGGCCATCATTGCGCCGCTGTTGAAGGGCGTTGGCGGGATCTTCGGTTTGACCTTTGCCAACGGTGGTGTCTTTGCTCAGAACGGAATCCAGAAGTTTGCCCGCGGTGGCATCGTTGATAAGCCCACCCTGTTCCCGTTTGCCAAAGGCACGGGCCTGATGGGCGAGGCTGGGCCAGAGGCGATCATGCCTCTTCGCCGTGGCCGTGATGGCCGACTTGGCGTTGAATCAGCCGGCGGCGGCGGTGGCGTCAATGTCACCGTCAACGTAGACGCGACCGGCACCAGAGCCCAAGGCGACGAGGGCCGCGCTGGGCAGTTTGCCCGCGCGATCAGCGAAGCGGTCAAGAATGAGATCGTCACCCAGAAGCGCCCCGGAGGACTGCTCGCATAATGGCCACCTTCACCTATACGCCCAGCTTTGAGGCAACCGAGATCAGCAAGCCACGTGTCGTCACCTTTCAGGCTGGCGACGGCTATCAGCAGCGTGTCGGCTTTGGCCTGCATCGCGACGGCAAGGAATGGCAACTGCAGTTCCTGAACCGCACTGACACCGAACGCGACAATATCCTGGCGTTCCTCGAGGCGCGTGCTGCGGTTGAGTCGTTTGACTGGACGCCACCACGCGGCAGTGCAAGCAAGTACATCTGCAAAGAGTGGCAGGCCACGCTACGGTCTTGCAACTTCAACAACATCAGCGCCACCTTCGTCGAGGTCTTTGAGCCGTAACCCATGGCGATCCCAGTTTCAGAACTTCAAAAGATCGCACCTAGCTCGGTGATCGAGCTATTTGAGTTGCAGCTGGTCACCGCGTTGCATGGCAGCAGCACGGTCTACCGTTTCCATGCGGGCAGCAACATGAACGCCAACGGTGAACTGGTATGGGACAGCAATTCATACCAGCGGCTGCCGCTTGAGATGGATGGGTTTGAGTACAGCGGCAATGGTCAGTTGCCACGACCCAAGATCAAGGTCAGCAACGTGCTCGGCACGATGAGCACCATCCTGGCAACAGTCAACGCGGTGACGCCAAACAACGATCTAGCCGGCGCCAAGCTGACTCGGATCCGCACGATGGCCCGCTACATCGATGGCGCTAATTTCACTGGTGGCACCAATCCCTACGGCACGCCAGACCCGACCGCGGAGTTCCCGCGGGAGATCTATTACCTGAGCCGCAAGTCAGCTGAGAACCGGCAACTGGTCGAATGGGAATGTGCCGCAGCATTTGACTTGGCTGGTGTCCGCGGACCAAAGCGGCAGTGCATCAGCAGCATTTGCCAATGGGTCTATCGCTCAACTGAATGCGGCTACACCGGCAGCAACTACTGGAACGCCAGCGATCAGCCTGTCGCAACCTTGGCATTGGATGTTTGCGGCAAGCGGCTCGACAGCTGCAAACTACGGTTTGGATCGACCGGCTCGCTGCCGTTCGGATCCTTCCCTGGCATCGGAGCATTTACCTCATGAGTTGGCGCGACTCGGCAATGGATCACGCCAAAGGCGAGGACCCGCGCGAGGCGTGTGGGTTGGTTGTGGTGGTCAAAGGCCGGCGGCGCTATTGGCCATGTCAGAACCTGGCAACCGATGGCGATCAGTTCATCATGGATCCGACCGACTTCGCCGCGGCCGAAGATGCCGGCGAGATTGAGGCGATCTTTCACAGCCATCCGATCACACCAGCAGAACCCAGCCAGGCCGATCTGCTCAGCATCGAGATCAGCGGGTTGCCGTGGCACATCTGCAACCCAAAGACTGGGGCCTGGTCAGAGACCGCGCCAAGCGGCTACAAGGCGCCACTGATTGGTCGCGAGTGGGTCTGGGCGGTTGCCGACTGTTGGACGCTGGTCCGCGACTGGTACGGCGAGCATGGCATTGACCTGCCGGATTGGCCGCGACCGATCACACCAGCGGAGTTTGAGGCGGCGCCTCAGTTCGATCAGTTCTGGCGTGATGCAGGGTTCAGCGAGTTGCTGCCTGATGAAGACCTGCAATTTGGGGATGCCTTGCTGATGAGTATCGAAGGCCAAGGGTTGAACCACGTCGGCGTCTACATCGGCGACCAGCTGGTGTTGCATCATTTGCGTGGTCGGCTGAGTAGCCGTGATCTTTACGGCGGCTGGCTGCAGAAATGCACAGGCCGGCGTCTGCGGCATGAAGCCGCAGATACACTGATAACAGGCTGACGCTGGCCATGTTGCGCGAGATCCGACTTTATGGACAGCTTGCCAAGTTCGTAGGGAAGCGTCGTTTCCTGGCGGCTGTAGACACCGCAGGAGAAGCCGTCAGATTTTTGATCGCCAACTTCCCTGGAATTGAGGCACACATCAGCGAACCTGGCCGGTATTACCGAGTAAAGGTGGGCGATCACGCCATTGATGGCGAGGACTTGCATGGTCCAGTTGGCGGTAACGCGATCAGCATTGTTCCAGTGATCGGTGGGGCTGGTGCTGTTGGCAAAATCTTGGCTGGGGTTGCGCTGGTTGCGCTGGCAATTTTTGTCCCAGGGTTGGGATTGGGGCTTGCTGGTTCGATTGTCACCGGGGTGGGTCTGCTTGGGGGCTCGTTGATCCTTGGGGGTGTGAGCCAGCTACTGACGCCAACGTCAACGATTGCGCAGTCGGATACCAACAGCGGCACAATGGAGACGGAGCTTGATCCGCAAAAATCCTATAGCTTTAGCGGCATACAAAACACCAGCCGTCAAGGTGTGCCCGTGCCGATCGTTTATGGCGAGACGATCATCGGCTCGGTTGTGATCTCGGCCGGTATCGACACTGTGCAGGTGGACGCATGAGCGATCTTATCCGCGGTTCTGGTGGTGGTGGAGGCAAGCAACAAACAGTTGTCCAGCAGGTAGCAGCGCCAGCCCGGACACCAGTTCGCGATGCTGACAGCCTGGCGTCAAAGCAGTTCGGCACCTTTGTCGATCTGCTTAGCGAAGGCGAGATCGAAGGCTTCCCATCAGCTCGGGCCTACACCCGCGGCGATGCCAACTACAACCGCGCCCTGTTGAAGGACATATTCCTCAATGGCACGCAGATCCTGCGGCAAGGTGCAGATGCGACCGGACCGCAGGCGGCTGATTACAACTTCCAAAACATCACAGTTGATGCGCGCTATGGCACGCAAGCGCAGACCTACATCCCTGGCTTCTCAGATGTCGAGGATGAGATCAGCGTCAACACGATTGTTCAGCAAGCATCGCCACTGACTCGCACCGTTACAGACAGCAATGTCAATGCCGTTCGGGTGACCGTTACCCTGCCGCGGCTTGAACGGTTCACAGACGAAGGCGACATCTATGGCACCAGCGTCAACCTGCGCATCCAGGTGCAGTACAACGGCGGTGGTTACACCACCGTGATTGATGACACAATCACCGGCCGCACAGCTGACCAGTATCAGCGCGACTACAAGATCAGCATTGGCGGGTCATTCCCAGTTGATGTGCGCGTTGTGCGCGTCACTGATGACAGCATCACCAGCCAGCTGCAAAATGAATTGTATTGGTCGAGCTACACCGAGATCATTGAGCAGAAATTGCGCTACCCAAACAGCGCAATTATGGCGCTGCGTTTTGATGCGGAACAATTCAGCAGTATTCCGAATCGCACCTTCCGGGTCCGCGGGGTCAAAGTACAGATCCCGAACAACGGCACCGTCAACGCCACCACCGGCGCGATCAGTTACGCCGGCGTTTGGAATGGCACTTTTGCAGCAGCGACCTGGACGAGTGACCCGGCCTGGATTCTGTATGACCTGCTCACATCCACGCGCTACGGCTTCGGCGATCACATCACCGCCAGCCAACTGGATAAGTTCGCTTTTTATTCCGCGTCGCAGTATTGCGGCACGCTGGTCAGCGATGGCTTCGGCGGCACCGAGCCACGCTTCAGCTGCAATGCACTGATCCAAAACCAGGAAGAGGCATACAAGCTGATCAACGATTTGTGCAGCGTCATGCGCACAATGCCGTACTGGTCAACCGGTGCGCTCACGATTAGCCAAGACAAGCCCACCGACGCCAGCTACCTGTTCACGCTGGCCAACGTCAGCGAGGACGGATTCAGATACACCGGCTCTGATCTCAAGACGCGGCACACGGTTGCGGTGGTCAGCTACCTGGACATGACCACCCAGGAGTTGGCTTATGAGGTGGTCGAGGACACGGCTGCAATTGCGAAGTACGGCGTTGTCACTATCAACCTGAAAGCATTTGCCTGCACCAGCCGCGGCCAGGCATCCCGACTGGGTTCATGGTTACTCTATTCAGAGGGCTACGAAACAGAGGTTGTCGAGTTCAAGGCATCGATTGATGCCGGTGTGCTGGTGCGTCCGGGTGCCGTGATCTCGATTGCCGATCCGGTCAAGTCCGGCGTGCGCCGAGGTGGGCGCATTGCGGCGGCAACTACCACCACTATCACGGTGGACGACACCACCGAGACAAGCCTGCCAACCACTGGAAGTGCAACGATCTCGGTGTTAATGCCTGATGGCACAGTCGAGACCAAGGCGATCACTGGCATTGCTGGCGCCGTTGTGACGGTCTCGTCAGCATTCAGCGTGGCGCCGAACGTAAACAGCATCTGGGTCATCAACAACTCAACCATCAATACCAGCCTTTGGCGCGTGTTGAACGTTGGCGAGACCGATCAGGCGCAATACGAAATCACGGCGCTGGCGTATGACGCAAGCAAATACAACTATGTCGAACGCGGCGCAGCGCTGCAGCCGCGGGTGATCACGCAGTTGAACCAGCCGCCAATCGCGCCCAATGGTCTGTCAGCCAGCGAGACCTTTTACGAATCGCAAGGCCAGGCCAAGGTCAAGATCATCACGAGCTGGAACAGCGTCCCAGGCGTCAGCCAATATCGCGTGCAATACCGGCAAAGCGAAGGCAACTGGACAAGCGTAGTGGTCCCAAGAACTGACTACGAAATCCTGGACTCCGTAGCCGATACCTACACAATCAACGTCTACAGCTTGAACGGCGCCAACACGCCAAGCAGTCAGCCGGCAGTGTTGACCTTTGCAGCGGTCGGCAAGACCGCAGTCCCGGGCAATGTGCAGGAGCTGACCTTTGAAGCGATCAATGCTAACTCGGGGCGACTGCGGTGGGCGCCAACACTTGACCTGGACGTGAAGATTGGCGGTCGCGTTCACATCCGTCACACCAGCCTGACGAATGGCACCGGGACATGGAGCAACAGCGTCGATCTGATCGAGGCCAAATCGGGCAGCGCTACCGAAGCAATCATTCCCTTGGTTGAGGGCGAGATCCTGGTCAAGTTTGAGGATGACGGCGGCCGACAATCAGCAACTGAGACCAGTGTCATCATCGACTTCCCCGACGCGCTTGGCCGGCTGCTAGTGCAGTCAAGGCGCGAGGATGCCGATGCCCCGCCATTTCAAGGCAGCAAGACCAACTGCTTTTACAGCGACGAATATGACGCGCTTACCATCGATGGCACCCAGCTATTTGATTCCGTAGCAAATCTGGATCTACTCCCAGTCATGGATGTCATGGGTCCCGTGGCCACCAGCGGGACCTATGAGTTCGCCAACACGCTTGATCTGGGCGCGGCATACAGCTTGGACCTGAAGCGGTTTTTCGTCACCCGTGGCCACTTCCCAAGCGATCTGATCGACAGCCGCATTGCATTGGTTGATGATTGGTACGATTGGGATGGCGCTGCATCGTCAGCCGTCAATGCCAAGATGTATTTGCGCAGCACCAACGATAATCCGACTGGCTCCCCCACATGGTCTGCATGGCAGGAGTTCGTCAATGGCACGTTTAAGGCACGCGCATTTCAGTTCAAGACTGAGCTGACGAGCACCGATCCAGGCCAGAACATCCTGATCGACGAGTTGGGCTATGAGGCAACCTTCCAGCGACGTCAGGATCAAAGCGTTGGCAGCATCGCCAGCGGCGCCGGCGCAAAGACGGTTATCTTTGATAAGCCGTTCTTCGCTGGCACAGCCTCCCTGGGTGGCGTCAATAGCAGCCTGCCAAGCGTGGGCATTACTGCGCAGAACATGGCTGCTGGCGACTATTTCACGATGGACAGCGTGGCAGGCAACCAGTTTGTGGTGACCTTCCGCAACAGCGGCGGCACTGCAATCGACCGCAATTTTGCCTGGTCCGCTGTCGGTTATGGAAAAGGGGCTTGATCCCTGCCAGAATTGACCTATTATCTGACTCATCATGGCCCAACACGATTACGTCATCGCCAACGGCACTGGTGCCGCTGTTCGTTCTGACCTGAACAACGGCCTCGCCGCGATCGTCAGCCAGAACAGCGGGGCCACTGAACCGGCAGTGATGTATGCGTATCAGTGGTGGGCTGATACGACCACCGGACTGCTCAAGATCCGCAATGCGGCCAACAACGCATGGGTGACCATTGGCACGCTAGCCAATGCAAATCTAGGGCTGGCAACGCTGGCTAGTCCGACTTTTACCGGCACGGTCACCATCCCAGCAGGCGCAAGTATCTCTGGCTTTGCGCCACTGGCCTCGCCAACATTCACCGGCACGGTCACCATCCCGGCAGGCGCGAGCATCTCCGGGTTTGCACCACTGGCTAGCCCGACCCTGACAGGTACGCCATCAGCCCCTACTGCAGCAGCTGGCACAAATACAACGCAACTGGCAACCACGGCTTTTGTGCTGGCTAACACCGTTCCAGCTGGAGCTATTGACTATTTTGCAATGTCTACGGCCCCAACCGGCTACCTTAAGGCTAACGGCGCAGCAATAAGTAGGACAACATATGCAACATTGTTTTCGGCTATTGGAACGACCTATGGCGCAGGCGATGGCAGTACAACTTTCACCTTGCCGGACCTGCGGGGCGAGTTTATTAGGAGCTGGGCTGATGGTAGAGCAGTAGACACCGGAAGAACATTCGCCAGTTTCCAAGACCAGGCATACCTAAGCCACAATCACGGCGTTAATGATCCTGGGCACAATCACGGCATAAGTGATCCTGGGCACGCCCACCGTTGGGGTACTGATGACAATGGTGGTGCTGGTGGGGGTGGCAATCCTGATGCCAATGGTGGTACTGATTGGAAAGCATTCACGGAAGGTGCAGGCACTGGCATTAGCATCAATGGCAGCGGAACTGGCGTAAGCATCCAAAGCAATGGCGGCAGCGAAACCCGCCCGCGCAACATTGCCCTCCTCGCCTGCATTAAGTTCTGATCATGAACATCTACCACTTCATTGCTGATACCGGCATCTTCTACGCCAAGGGGGTAGCCGACGAATCACCACTAGAGCCTGGCGTATTCCTTGTCCCAGCTCACGCCACAACTGTGGCTCCCCCCGTGGTTGCCGATCCTGAGATTGCAGTGTTCAAGGATGGGGCATGGAGTGTTGAAGTATTGCCTCCACCTCCCGAGCCCGAGCCCGAGCTGTCATTTGAACCTATCCCCTTGGTTGAACTGACACCTGCTCAGAAGCTTGCGCGGGCTGGGTTGAGCGTGGATGAACTGAAGGCGCTGCTGGGTCTTGACTGATGGCAGTCCGCGCAAAGGCTGGTGCATCACACATCAGCCACCAGCCGGGACCACCGAAGCTGACCAATCAAGGCCAAGGCAAGCGCTCACGCCCTAACCACGGCCGTAAAAAGCGCCGTGGCCAAGGCAAAGGCTAGACTTACACCAAAGCGTTTAACACCATGCCATCTGCTGACGAGAGCCTTCAATCAAAACAGTTTGTAACCCTGGACACGCTTACCGCAGCAGGTGTCACTGAAAATGGGTTGAGCTATGGCGCACAGGCAATTACCTACCAAGTAACTGTTGCCACTATTGGCACCAACGTTGTAATTCGTTTTGAGGGCAGCCTTGATGGCGTCAGCTACTTCAACTTGGATCAAACCGATACTGACACTACAATCACCGCCAATGGCACGACTGGCTATTGCTTAAGTGGGTGCCCTACCAATTATGCTCGTCTTCGTCTGGTAAGCTTTAGCGGTGGATCCCCGTCAATATCCACCAAAATAAGCGCCGGTTAAATCCATGAAAATTCTTAACGGTGGAGGCAGTGGTGGAGGTGGTGGCGGCACTGTGACAGGCGTAACTGGTGTTGCACCAATTACTTCAACAGGTGGTACTGCCCCAGCCATTTCAACTAGCCTGGCTACAAACAAACTGCTAGGTCGCGCCACTGCTGGCACGGGCGTAGCAGAAGAGATTACGCTTGGCACCAACCTTAGTTTTACTGGTACTACGCTCAACGCGACAGGCGGAAGCGGCACCCCTGGCGGTTCTACAACGCAGGTGCAGTTCAACGACGCTGGCGCCTTTGGTGGCGATGCTGATCTGACGTGGAACAAGACCACCAATGTTCTCGGCATCACGGGTGACGTAAACCTCAGCGATGGGGGCACCTACACCACCACGCTTCAGACCATCACCCCAACGGCTGCCAGGACAATCAGCTTGCCGGATGCAACTGGAACCGTTGCGTTAGTTGCGGGGTCTAGCGGGCAACTGCTTTATAACAATGCAGGCGTCAACGCAGGGGCCTCAACGCTGACCTATGACGGCAGCATCCTGACCACCAGCGGGCGGTTCATCAATAGCTACAACGCCACCGCATCGAGCCCAGCTAAGTTGTTCACGGGCACCTGGTTCACAGGCGGCACCAGCACCACCACTAAGCCTCAGGTTCTGATCGAGCCCACAGGCGCCACCTCTACAGCCTGGTCCACCAATGGCACGGGTCTTGGTGTTAATGCCGCGAGTGGTTTTACGGGGAACCTGCTGGATTTGCAGGTTAATGGGACAAAGAGTCTAGTTTTTTATAGATCTGGCACATCAAATCTCATTGGCAATGGTCCAACCCAAGCAGATCAATTTGTTGGATGGGTGAATAACCTATTTACCGTCAGTCATTACGGAACAAATATAACGTATAACAGTAGCGTGTTTGCGGTAACTGCAAATAGCAGTACGTTCAGTGGATCGGTGACAATCGGGGGAGATGTAACTCTTGTTCGCGACGCCGCTGACACCCTCGCCCAGCGTCGCACCACCAACGCCCAAACCTTCCGCGTCTACGGCACCTTCACTGATGCCAGCAACCACGTCCGCGCTGCTCTAAGTAGCACCAGCACTGCCGTCACCCTTGCCGCTGAAACTGCTGGAACAGGCGCTGACAACATCCCGCTCAACCTGACTGCTGCGGGCACCGGCACCATCAAAGTCAACAGCGTGGCCGAGGTGGTTGTATCCAGCACTGTTGCTGGTCTTCCTGCTGCTCCGGTAGTTGGAATGCTTACTCGCGTCACTGACGCAACTGCTCCTGTTGTCGGCATGACTGTTGCCGGCGGTGGGGCTGCCGCTGCCCTTGTTTGGTACAACGGCACAAATTGGTCCGTTATTGGCGTTTAAACTACCCTCACTACCTGGTAACCATCATGGCAACTTTTCAAATCACAATCGACGACACGCTCGTCCCTGGCATCATCGCTACCGCCAACCTCGAAGGCAAAGCGCCCGAAGATGTGGTGGAGGAATACGCAACGTCTATGGCCACCAAGGTGTGTCAAGACCTTAAGGTTGGCCCGTACTACACGGGTCCCACACCTCCCCAGTTCAACCAAGACGGCTCACCATACGTCGCCCCCGTTGTTGACCCTGCAATCCTGGAAGACGGTGCCGTAATTGCTGAGGAGGTTGTATGAGCCTAGTCATCAGCAAGGTCTTCACCTACGACACGGATGCTGGTGATTACATCCAAGCGGTCGAAGCTGCTGATGGCCAAGCTCTGGAAGCAGGCACGAGACAAGCAATCAACAACTTTGTCATTGGGTGTAAGCAGGATGGAATTTGGTCTGCCATTAAGGCCAGTTGCATCCTGAGTGGAGCTAGGACACTGACTGGTGCGCTGGTGCCATTGGTGGGTACTGCGCCAACAAATAACAACTTTGTTTCTGGTGACTACAACAGGAAAACAGGGTTGGTGGGGAATGGCAGCACGAAGTATTTGAACAGCAACCGAAATAACAATGCTGATCCTCAAAACAACCAGCATTTGGCATTTTATGCTTCCAGCGGATCAACTGTAGGAGGCAGATACTATATAGGCAGCTTTGCTGGAACAGGCGTTGCCGGCACAAGTTTTATTTCGGTAGGAAATGTTTCTTCAAGAAACCAAGCAGACATTAAGAAAAGCGGCAACTCGTCTAGCAGCAATGCGCTTTTTTCAGCTATAACAAGAAATAGCAATGTCAGTTTTTTTCATCGAAGCTTTGACACCACGGTTAACTTAACCGGGAATAGCGCAATCCCGCATGACGCGAATATTTCGGTATTTACTGCGGGTACAAACGCTGCAAATGGTGTAGCCGCCCGCCTTGCCTTCTACTCCATCGGCGAATCCATCGACCTAGCCCTCCTTGACGCCCGCGTCACAGCACTGATCACCGCATTTGGAGTAGCCATCCCATGAGCCCACTAACTGAATCGACAAGGCTTCTCTTTAAGAAACCAACGGGTTCTGGTTGGATTATTACGCCGCAAACCAAGGTGCCCGTAGATCCGGTATTCAATAACGTGTCACTGCTGCTTCATGGCAACGGCACGAACGGTTCCACCACGATCACCGACAACAGCCCCAGCCCTAAAACGGTCACCGCTGTTGGTAATGCGCAAATCTCTACAGCACAGAGCAAGTTTGGCGGGGCCAGCATTTACTTGGACGGGACCGGAGATGCCGCAAGCATTGCTAGTAATACTGCTTTTGCTTTTGGCGCCAATGATTTTACGATTGAGCTTTGGGTTTATCCTGTTTCTGTTTCGGGTAATCCAAATTTGTTTGATACCAGACCTTCGGGAAACGGCGCTTGGCCAGTAATTTATTTTGATGGTGGCAGGCTTAGGTATTTTCTCAATACTGCAGACAGAATCTCCGGCAGCACCGTTTTAGCTGCCAATACAACGTGGTATCACATTGCTCTTTGTCGAGCTGGCTCAAGTACTAAATTGTTCCTAAATGGAACACAGGAAGGGTCCACTTACTCTGATTCAACCTCGCTTTTAGAGGGGCCATTTGCACTTGGTATTGATAGTAGAGACTTAACCAATGGTCCGTTCAATGCTTATTTTGATGATGTTAGGGTCACCAAAGGCGTCGCCCGCTACACCGCCAATTTCACGCCCCCTGCTGCCCCGTTCCCGGACATCTGAAGAGGCCAGCGTAGGGGCTAAAATGGATCCATGATCGAGGTTCTTGCTGCTGTTGCCGGAGCATCGATCTCCGTCGCCGCCATGGGCGCCATGGGGTTCAGCAAGCGCAATGACGAAGCCCGCGATGCGGTTATCCGTCTGACCGCTGCAGTGGAGCACATTGCCACGCAACTCGAGGTCATGCATACCGACATCCGTGCCGATCGGAAGGAAACCTTCTCACGGCTGAATGGGGTTGAGCAGCGGGTGACTAAACTCGAAGCAAGACCGTAAAACTGACATGGACCGCATCGCTGACTACATCGCCCTTGTGGTGGCCATCCATGGCGTCGCGCTGGTGATCGTCAACATCACCCCCACACCAAAGGACAACGAGGCGCTGGGGAATTTTTCCCGGATGGTGGTGAAGGCCTACCGCGCGATCGAGATCCTCGCCGGCATTGTGTCACCCTTTGCTAAACGCTGAGCATGGCCAACGCCACGCCAATCACGCTTGAGCAGCTCTTCCGCTTCAATCGCGGGCTGCCGCACCAGCTGGCAGCGATCCAGATCCTCGAGCAGGACCTAGCCGTCAATGGCTACGCGGTCGCTATGCGCCGCGATCGGGCCTGGTTCAACACTTGGAGCCAAGACGGCAAGCAGGTGGACCTGGCTGCCGCTCTGAAGTTGATCAAGCAGTTCGAGGGTTGCCACCTCGAGGCCTACCCTGACCCGCTCAGTGGTGGCGATCCCTGGACAATCGGCTATGGCACCACCCGCTACCAAGATGGCCGGCGCGTGAGGCAAGGCGACAAAATCAACGCAATCGAGGCCGATTTGCTGCTCCGCCAGGAGGTGGATCGCATCGCTGAGAAGCTGCGCGCCACCATTCCCTTCTGGGTGGCGATGGCCGTTTATCAGCAGTGCGCGCTGATCAGCTTTGCCTACAACCTCGGCAGCAGCTTCTACGGCACCACCGGCTTCGAGACGATCAGCAAGCGGCTACGCGAGAAGGACTGGGCCGGCGTGCCCGATGCCCTGCTGCTTTATCGCAACCCGGGCAGCAACGTGGAAGCAGGACTCAAGCGTCGTCGCATTGCCGAGGGTGACATCTGGGGCCGCGCCAAGCAGGTATCTGCCGCGTTCACCCCTGCGTCGCCTTTCACCTTCAAGATCACGCCACACATCACTTATGGCGAGTTTGCACTTGGCCAGGAGGCGCGGCGCTTTGATCACCAGCACCAGTGCGACACGGCCATCAAGCTGGCGCAGTTCCTCGAGAAAGTCCGCACGCAGTTCGGCGGCAAGCCAATCACGATCACATCGGGCTACAGACCAGCAGCAATCAACCGGCAGGTGGGTGGCGCCAGCCAATCAGAGCACCTGTACAACGCGCCAGGCATCGGTGCGGTGGACTTCAATATCATTGGCGCCGACATCAATGCGGTGCAAGCCTGGTGTGACAAAGCCTGGCCATACAGCTTGGGCTACGGCGCACCGAAGGGCTTCGTCCATCTCGGCATCCGCCAGGGCAGTCCTAGGGTTCGGTGGGATTACTGAGCCTGCATGATCATTCCAGACCACGAGATCGCCCGTTTTTGCCAGCAGGCGGGGATGGTGCTGCCATACAACCCTGACCTGCAAAACCCCGCCAGCCTTGATGTGTTGCTTGGCGATCGTTTGATGATCGAGGTTGAGGAGCGCCCCGAGTTGCAGATCCTGGGCATCAGCCACCACACGCAGGCGGCCCCGTACTGGCTCGCGCCGGGTGAGTTCTGCCTAGCCGAGACCCAGGAAATCTTCAACCTGCCCGACCACATCGCGGCGCAGTTCGTACTCAAGTCCAGCCGTGCCCGCGAAGGATTGGAGCATCTACTCGCTGGCTATTGCGATCCGGGCTGGCATGGCAGCCGGTTGACGCTAGAGCTTCAGAACGCGCGCCGGTTCCACAACATCGCGCTGTGGCCTGGCATGAAGATCGGCCAGATGGTGTTTCACCTGATCAGCGGCACACCGGAACGCACCTACCGCGAAACTGGAAGGTATAACGGGGACCTAGGTGTGACTGCCAGCCGAGGCTAATTCCCGCATCCGATAGATCCGCGCAGGCGCTTCAGCCGGATCATCCAACGGGATCATCCGGTAGTCATCAACGCCATGAATCTCGGCCCAATGCTGCGCAGCAAGGTGAGTGGCGAAAGGACCAACGTGCCAGGGGCCAAGATCAAGAATGAAAGTCATTTGAGATTGGGATTGCGTTCGGCAGCGGTGAGGCTGGGGTGGTCGTCGTCGTCGTCATCCTCGGGCAGATCCTCGGGGATGTGGTCATATTCAGGGTCGAGCTTGGGCATGGGTTGCAAGGGGCGCCATAGCGCCCCGGCGGGGGTCAGGAATTGACCTGAACAACGATGCCGCCCGCTGCAGCGGCTTGCTTGGCAGCCAGGTCGGGGCGGCCAGCCCAGCCGACGACGTGCCATGTCTCAGGGTAGAACTTTTTGCCTGCAACAACTTCGCCCTGATCGTCGGTCAACCAGCCCGTGTAGATGCCAGCAGCGCGGTGGCGAACAACGACGTGGGTGTAGGTGCGAGCTGTGCGGCGGGTGACTGTCTCGCCATTTGGCAGGGTAGCGGTCAGAAGGGTGGTCTTTGCCATTGTCTGGAGAGCGGTGGGAGCTGTGCTCCCGATGAGATAACTATACACCGCAGACAGCGCACCATGTCGGGTCAGGATGGCCCGTTCACAATCCGTCACACCCCAGGCGATCCGGTCGCGTCCGTTACCGTTGGCCAAGCGGCGGTCATCCCATGCGGGCTCACATCGTCGAGATCACCGCCAAGGTCGTTGTCCGCTCAGACACCGATCCAGACCAGCTGCCAGCTGACATTTACAGCCAAATCTCTGAGTTCATCCGCAACGAGACCGACATCCTCGACCTTTCCGTTGAGCTGTTCACCCTCCCAGAAGATCTCAGTGGAACAGCATCACATTGACGAGACCCGACTGGTCACCCGGCGATCAGCCCGCGATCAGATCCATTTGGCCTGGGATTACCGCTGCGCCTACTGCAACGATCCCCTTGGCCGCAGCCCAACGCTCGACCATGTGGTGCCAAAGGTCCACGGCGGGCTCACCGTCCGCGAAAACCTGATCTCCTGCTGTCTGATGTGCAACAGCCAGAAAGGTCACAAGGACTGGATCGACTGGTATCGCGCCCAACACTTCTGGTCAGCTACGGCCGAATGGGCCATTGCACAGTGGCTGGCTGGCGAGATCTAACGCGCCAGCAGGTGGTCCAGATACAGCTCGGCCTGCCATAGGTCGCTGGAGTAACGGCACATCCCATGCGCGCAGCTGCGGTAATACAACTCACCGCCATCGGCTGGCTGAAGCGTCTCGATCCATCCGCCATCCCGATCCAAGCGGCTCACCAGCACCGGCTCGCTCATGGCCGATCAAGCACGAATAGCTCACATCTTGCCGCAAACCGGCCACCGCTCTGGCGCGCCTCTGGAAACTCAAGGTTGCAGCGCTTGCGCGTCGCCTCCCATTGCACACAGTCCCAGCACATCCGGGGCGCCTCAGCCGGGCGGATCCTGGTCAATGCTGCCGAATAGATCGACTGCGCCCGGAGCAGTGCATCCTGCAGCCGTATGGCGCCGGTGTCAACTTCCAGCTGGTGCTCAGCCTTTGGGCCAAGGTTGACCCGACAGTGCCAGGTACGGTCGGCACGATCGCAGAAGAGAAGCAGTCGGCCACCATACAAGCTGATCATTCGAGTTCACCGTGACTCGGCGCGTGATACAACCGCTCAAGCAACATGCTGCTTGGCTCAAGTGAATCCAGCATTTCATCTGCTGGATCAACCACCACAAACATCGCCGGCGATCCCATCTCCTTCACCACCACCAGGCTGGTGCGTGGGCTGCGAGCCAGGACCCACAGCGCTAGCCGCTCAAGCAGGTTTAGGTCGAGCAGTTGCGTCATGGCTCCAGTCTGCCAAGCAGTCGGTCCACATACCACCGGGCCTTGGCAAGCGATTCCCGGCCACCCTTGGCGTGATGGTTCATGCGCCAGATGTATTTCATGGCGTTGCCCTTGCAGTATCCCCGAAACTCCTCTGGCGTCAGCGCTGCCTCGATCGCGTCAATGCACTCAATTCCGCCCTGTCGGTAGTGCTCTGGGTTCGTTGCATCAGTCATGAGAAGGTCACGCGTTGAGCGCCGGGGAGGCGGGTTGGATAGCGATGGCGATATTGGCCATCAAGGTTGGGGTCGATCTTCCACCTGATGGATTCGGGCGGAAGTTCAACTTCTACGGTCCACCAGTTGTGATCGCATTGGTTGCATCTTCTGCGTCGGACGATTGATTCAACCGTGTCGCGGCGTGTTGTGGGGCTGCGGATCTCTTGGCTATCGCAGATGGGGCAGTGCATTAGTCGGTCCTCATGCCCACCGATCACCAAGCAACTGCCGGCGGCAGACAGCAATGCACTGTTGCGCATGTTTCTCAGCCAGGACGCTCTCGGCCTCACCGATCGCGGTCACGCAGGCGGCGTGCAGTTCGGCGTAGCTGGTGTCGCGGAAGTTGGCGGCCACATCAAGGCAAAACTCCTCCCACAGTCCCGTGTAGGTGTTGCAGGTGCGGCCGCTGGCTGCATAGAGCGCGTCCATCATGTCGGCGCGTTGCTGATCCTGTTGGACTCGGTTCATCGGTGGTCCCGTAATGCTTGGCGAATGGTGAGCAGTTCTTCCCGGCGTGCCGAGATGTGCGGGTGGCTACCCAGCTGGCGGAGCTGATCCAGCCGGATGTCAATCAGCCGGCAGAGCCGCAATCGTTCATCCTGCTGGCCAGCATTAAACATGCTGGAATCAGAAATGAGCGCCTCCAGCTTGGCGCGGATATGGTCACTCATTGGGTTACCTCTACCTCAGCACCGGGCCAGCGGGCCTGGGCGTAGCGGATTGCGTGGCGCGTGCTTTCGGCCCGAGTGATCCAGGTCATCGGCTGAGAACCTGGCTTGAAAACCAAGAGCCGATATTCGCGGGTATGGCTGCCGTGTCGAGGCCGGCTGACGCCTTCCCCGTGCCTGCTTTCCGGCAGTTCTTCAACCCATTGGAAGGGCAGCATTGCTCCTATTGGTTCAGGCATGGATGTTCGGATCAGTAACGATTTCAGGGTTGAGCCATTCGAGTTCATTCCACCAAGGCAGCCAGCTCTCGGCAGCGATCGCCTTGGCTTCGGTAAAGCTATGCGCCGTGATCGATTCGATCACGTTGGCAGCTTTGATCTGGAAGTAGAAGCGGCGGGGCGTGGTGCGAGTCATGATGTGGCCTCCTGCCATTCGCCGCACCAAAATGCTCCAAATGTTTCCGGATTGGTCGCTTGAGGCGTGAGTGTGTTCCAGTCGTACCCGTAAACAGTTGGGGGATACCTCAAGCATTCACTGATGCAATCCATGGTTGGCGAGTCTTCTTGATCAAAAGCCTCGCGGAACCAAAAGCGGCAGTTTAGGCAGCTGTTTTCAGTCATGGCTTCACCTCCAGATGAGCGGCAGGGTGTTGAACTGCTTGCTGCTTGGCGGTGTCATAGCCGGCGGCATAGACGCAAGCCAGCAGCACAACGACTGCGATGCGGTTGATGATGGGGTTGTTGATCATGAGGCAAGCGCCTGACGGACGCGGTAGCGGGTGATTTTAAGGCGAGCGGCGATCTGGCGTTGGCTGTGGCCAGCGCGTTGCAAGATGCGGATCCGGCGTTGATCAGAGGCAGTGAGCCAGTCGATCAAGGCAACCAGCACCAGCAACGGCAGCAGCAGCTTCCAGATCAATAGGAAGGTGGTGGTGAGCATGGGTGAGATGCGGTGGCCTCGTCGGCCGTGCGCGAATCATACACCGTAGGCGGTGCACTCCGCCACCGGGTCAGTCACACTTCGTTACGCGGTGCCGGACGTCGGATTCTCTTGACCTTCGCTCGTTATATGCCTGCAGCCCTGCCAACTGATCCTTTGCCTCCTCATGGCTCAAGCCGATCCGCGTGTGCCCTGCTTGCACCTCCACCGGCACGCGCAGCACCGGCTTGCCATTTGACGCGCGCCAACCGATCGCATAGCTCGGGACTGGCACCTCCACCGTGAACCACACATTCCCGCACGCCTCACACACGCGCTTGCGCACTGTTTGGTCGGCTAGCTGGCTATTGGTAGATGGCGCACGGCTGCGATCGTGACCGCATTTGGAGCATTGCATCGGCATTATGGGAGCAATCTGCTCCTGGCAAGTGGAACAATTCGGACAGTGGATGATCCCTAAGGTGGCGACTGAAGACCAGCTCAAGATCGAGATAATGGCCCGGCGCCTTGAAATCACCGAAAACGTTGGACCTCTTGCGGCATCGCTCTACCGCTCATGGAACCTTCAGCAGGCATTGCTTCAGCAGGCGACCAATGAGATCGCCCGCCTAGAGCTGCTGCTGATGAAGCCCTAAAACAGATCAGCCTCAGTGATCTCGACCACTTCGCCTCCAGTCGCCTTGGCCAGGCTGTCAGCCGCACCAGCAGCGGCCATTTTCTCCTCAATAGCCTTCATCGTCTTGTAATCAGGCTCGAAGGCAAGGCTGAGATAGTTCTGGCCACTGGCAGCCTGTTTGGTCCAACCGCTGATCTTGACGGGGATCTCACCGCGATCATTGGGGCTGGCATTCATGACATAGGACGCAAACGCCATCCGATCCTCCTCCTTGATGCTGAACACGCCATCAAATGCCGGATAGTTGCGAGTCGGGTCGTAGCGATCCTTAAAGCGCTCCTGCAGCTTCTCAGGTGTGTTCTTGAATAATGCGCCGTTGGCTTTAAAAGTCACTGATTTTCAGGGGTAATGGTGTTGGCCTTTTCGTATTGCTCCACCATGGCCAGGGGGTAGAGCACGCGACCGTTGATCTTAGTAAAAGCAGGCCCAGTATCACTGGATCGCCAACGGATCAACGTCTGGCGGTGGACATGCCACCGCTCAGCCAGTTGCAGGTCAGTCAAGAATTCAGAAGAGTTCATCGGCAATCACCTCCACAGGTTGTGCAATCGTTGCATTGAGCTGTTCCAGGTCGGTCTTCGGCAATTCAGACTTGACCGTCACCGGCTCGATGTCAACCACCTCCTCCTGAGTCTGAATGCCCACCAGCAGCTCTGGGATGTAGAGACGGCCCCAGAAGGCCGCAGCCCTATACCTGATCATCAAATCCGGGAGGGTTAGCCACTTGCTGCCCGACTTCGTGGCCCATCCTTCCTTTTTGGCCATCGCCATGGTGACGGTCGGGCCGCGGAGATCCTCGCCGGTTTTCAACTCAGTTGCGACGCAGGTGCAGGCCAACGTGTCACCCTGACCCGTCACCTCATATCGCAGCGGACTGAACCGACCGCAGCCATTGATCAAGCCAATGATGAATTGACTGCTCCAGCTGGGGCGGCCATGAATGATATGCAGATTCTGCATCACCTGAAACGGGCTCATCCGCATTCGATTAGCAATCTCCAAGGCGACCAAGCAGTTGGCGAATCCCTGCTGCCCTTGGAACTGCGGAGGGATCAACGTGCTGCTGGCCAGGGCCTTAGCGATCCGTTGGGCATCCTCAAAAGCTTGGATGCCGGAGAACACCGAGCCGGTGCTGGTGGTGGTGAGTGCTGTGGAGTCAGTCATCAGTAGGTCTCAATCTCAGGTAGTTGTTCCATGGATCCGTCTGGCCGCGGCATCATCCAGCCGGGCAAGCTAATCGGTTCGATCTGATCGCTGTAACCGGGCCACGCGCCAGCCTGTTTGCAGGTGGCGAGCACATCCAGATCGCGCGCCGCCGTCTCGGCGCCAATCGTCACAATGACTGGCGCAGCAGCATAGACAGCAACTGCATAGGGTGGCTTTTTCTCCACACACACAAACAGAAACTGCTCAGGTCGGCAGCCAGTGGCAGCCTGCACCCCGTCCAGATACCAGCTGCTCTGCACGTGATACCTGAATGCCCCGATCGATTTGCGGAACCCTGCAGGGCTGGCGTCTTCGGTGCTTTTCAAGTCAACAATCAACCGGCCGTCATTGGTCAGCCAGTCCGGTCGGCACTTGCAGGCCAGTCCCGTTCTCGGATCTGTCCACATGTGGGTGGTCTCGGCTTTGCCCTCCCAGTGCAGCAATGCCGCAGCAGCGGGATGCGCCCACACAGCCTCGGCCATCCGGCTGATCTGTGCGCGATCATCGGCGGCGATCAGTTCACGGTCGCCAGCCTCAGCCTCAAACTCGGCCCAGGCTTCCTTGCCGGCCTTGGTACGGCGATCAACCTGCGGCGCTGTGATGTAGCGCTCCTCAAACTGATCCTGCTCCAGCACCAGCGTATGCAGCGCGGTTCCGATGCGCATGGCTGGCGTTGGCTCAGGCACCTCGCGCTTCGGATCGATATAGCGTGCCCAGTAATGCAGCGGACTACGGGCCACCAGATCGAGGTGGCTTTTGCTCACCGCTGGGTGAGCGTGATATGCGGCGTTGTCCATGGCGTAGCGCGACAGCCCACATCGTATAGCATCGGCTCATACGCAGCAACTCCTTGAACCTTCGGCCCTATCAACAGCAGGCCATCAATGATCTGCGGGCTGCATTCCGCAATGGCGCCAAAGCTCCTCTGCTGGTGGCACCAACCGGCGCTGGCAAGACCGTGATCTTCTCAGCAATCGCCGCAGCAACCGCAGCCAAAGGCCGCAACGGTCTGGTGTTGGTCCATCGCCGTGAACTGGTTATCCAAGCCAGCCGCAAGCTCACCGATGCAGGCGTGACCCATGGCATCATCGCCGCCGGGATGGATGGTGCAAACGCATCAATTCAGGTCGCATCGGTGCAAACGCTCATCCGGCGGCTGCACACAGTCACCGAGCCGCCCGACCTGATCATCATCGATGAGGCCCACCATGCAGCAGCTGGCAGCTGGCAGGCCATCATCAATCACTGGCCTGATGTCCCACTGATCGGCGTGACTGCCACGCCATGCAGGCTTGACGGCAAAGGTCTCGGCAACGTGTTCGACACATTGATCGAGGGTCCATCGGTGCAGATGCTCACCTCAGCCGGCTACCTGTCACCTGCCCGCATCTATGCACCACCCATGGTTGCCGATCTGTCAGGCATCAAACGACGCGCCGGCGATTACGCCATCGATCAAGCCGCGGACGCGATGACCCGACCAACGGTGACTGGTGATGCGATCAAGCACTACCGAACACTGGCTGGCGATCAACAGGCGATCACGTTCTGCTGCAACGTCAACCATGCCGTCTCGGTGCGGGACTCATTTGCAACAGCTGGTATCAGCTCTGAACTGTTGCTGGGCAATACTTCAGACCGCGATGCCGTAGTCGGCCGATTCGCCACTGGTGAGACCCGCATCCTCGTGACCGTTGATGTGGTCAGCGAGGGCTTCGACATCCCAGCAGCCGGTTGCGCCATCCTGCTGAGGCCCACTCAGTCCTTGGGGCTATACCTGCAGCAAGTTGGGCGGGTACTGCGACCAGCGGCAGGTAAGAAGCACGCCATCATCCTCGACCACG